GTCTTGGCAATTCCTGAAAGAGATGTTATACTAGAGGCTAAGCATCCTAAGCTAAAGAAAATGTATGACGAATACATTCAAGCATTAGGTAAGTATAGAACATTTGAAGCAATTAAAGGCAATGATGACTGAAGAAAACAAACCACTAAAAATTGAATTTGCTCCGGGATGTTTTGATAACTTTGAAGGCACTCAAGAAGAGCTAGACGAGCTGATCGTTGAAATTCAACGTATGTTTGAAAGCGGAGAGATTGAAGCAAACGCAACTGAACTTGATATCGATGCGCTAATGGAGGAAGATCCAGAGTATGCTGAAAAAGTTATTCAAGCGTTAAGCAATGAATCACTTGACGAAAATTTTAAAAGAAACCTGCAATGAAAAAAGTNTTTTATTCCTGGGCGGAAGTTGAAGGAGCAGTATTAGATATTGCTCGTCAACTACANAAAGATAACTGGAGGCCCGATTACATTGTCGGTGTTACTAGAGGCGGANTAATCCCNGCTAACCTACTTAGTCAATATACTGACATTAAGATGCATACGCTTAATGTCAGTCTTCGCGATAGTAACACAAGCGAAAGCAATTTGTGGATGGCAGAAGATGCGTTCGGATACGTTGACACTGATGCTCGAGATTATGAACACATCCCATACACCGCAGCTCGAATAAAAAACATCTTAGTAGTCGATGATATTAACGATGAAGGCAATACTATTGCCTGGATTAAACAAGACTGGCAAAGCGGTTGCTTGCCCAATGACGAACGGTGGGATCACGTTTGGGGAGCTAATGTTCGATTTGCTACGTTAACTACTAATATGGCAAGTAAAGAAACTGTTGATTATTCAGTGTGGGAAGTTAACAAGGTCGAAGAAGATTGCTGGTTAGTTTATCCGTGGGAGGACTTTTGGCGATGACTAAAGATGATATACAAGCTAAGATTACGCAAGTAGACCTAGACTTAGAAAAATTAAAAGACATAGAAAAATCCGATAAAAAGGGAGAAGTGTTAAGACAGTATAGAGAGTATCTCCTAGAACAACTTGACCAAACAACCGATGAATGATTTAGAAAAGGCACTAGATGAAAAACGAGCTCCATGGACAAACATTGAATATCGAACAAAAGACTTCTGGGTCTTTAGAGACGCTTATCCGGTTACCGAAGGGCATTTGCTTTTTGTGCCTACCAAAATCGAAAGTAACAATCTCTGGGAGTGCTTCAAAGCCGCCTACAAATTTGGATACGAAGGCGTCTCTTCTGAACAGTGGGATGCGTTCAACATCGGGCAAAACGTTGGTGAGCCTGCTGGACAAACAGTAATGTATCCACATGTTCATATGATACCTCGACGCAAAGGTGATATGGAAGATCCGCGAGGCGGAGTAAGACATGTTATTCCAGAAAAGGGAAACTATAAAAAATGAAATCACCTGACTGGTGGGCTACTGCCACTGACCCCGAGCAAGTTATAATCGTGCATTGGGATAATCAGAATAATGCATGGTGGAACGAAACGTGTGCCGATGTGTTGGAAGTATTTGGTCTACCGGGTCAGAGATTTTATTATAAGCCATACGAACAATACATGACATTTACATTTAAATCAAAAAAAGATGCAGAGTTATGCCGTGTATTATTAAGTGAGAAAATATGACAGTATTATTTGAAAACGGTTGGACTACCTTTGAAACTTTTGATTTTAGCAGTATTATTACTGCTCAAGATCAAGAGTTAGCTAAAGCTGATATTAGACAAGTAATTAGTGAAGGCAAGTATTTTACTAATAGTCCAAAGTATCAAACTAACATTAACATATTCAATCANCCCGGTGATCATTGGTTAAAATTTAGACAAAGTTTTATCATGAGCTGCTTTATGTATTTGAAAGCAGAAGTTAAAATTGAGCAAATCCAAAGTTGGAGTTTTATGACTTCAAATAAGATTGTTGAGAATCGAGATGATTTATGGCATACTCACCAATATGGTAGCGAAAGAACGCTATCGGGCATATACTACTTACATATTCCAGATGATGTTCAAGACGTAGCAACATGTGGCACAGAGTTTGCTCTCAACGGCACACAACAACCAGAAAGATATATTGCACCTGTGCAATATTACACATGGTTCATTTATCCAGGCAAGACATGGCATCGCCCGATGCCGCCGCAGTCTAGTCAAGATCGGTTTGTAATTGCGGCAGACATGGTATTTTAAAAGGAAAATAAAATGAAACAACTACACGAATCAGTGCGTAACACGTTAGTCGAAGCAGTTATTAAAGAAAGCGAAGGGTTTCGCGTTCGTATGGAAAAGCACGAAGTGTTAAGTCCAAAAGGATTGTTTAGTATTGACTTGATCAACGAAACAATTGATAAAGATGGTAAAGTAGCTGACACTAGCACTTACAACTATTTTATGACTAAAGACGAACTCCAGCAATTGGCTTTCGCATTGACTGCATAAGACTTGCAAAAACCTAAATAATAGTGTATACTTAAATGTGTATATGGCAATCCACTGCCTAAACATCGGAGAATTTTAATTGACAGATACCAGTAAAAATCTATCGCAAGTCATTCGCGATAAAATGAAAGCAGATAACAAACGCTTTTGGGCCGGCGATAATATTAGTGAATATGTAACTAAGGATTATTTTAAAGAAGGCCTAATCGACGAAGCAACTGTAGCATTCGAAAGTGTGCTAGACTCATTGCTTATTGATCGTGAAAACGATCCAAATAGTAAAGGCACGGCTAGACGCCTTGCTAAAATGTATTACAACGAAATAATGGCAGGACGATATGAACCAGCACCAGATGCTACAGCTTTCCCTAACGATTCCGCGGACCGTTATGAAGGTATGCTTGTGGTTCGCAGTGAGTTGCGTAGTATGTGTAGTCATCATCATCAGCCTGTTAGCGGTGTGGCCTACATCGGAATCATTGCCGCACAAAAACTCATCGGGCTGTCGAAATATACACGTATTGCCCAATGGTGTGCTCGTCGAGGCACCTTACAAGAAGAGTTGTGTAACGACATAGCACGTGAGATTAGCAAGGCAACAGACAGTGAAAACGTAGCAGTATACGTTCAAGCAGTTCACGGATGCTGTGAGAATCGCGGTATTATGGCACACTCAAGTCTTACACAGACTACAGTATTGCGTGGAACATTTAAAGATGATCCGCACACAAAGAAAGAGTTTTTTGATAACATTAAACTACAACAAGAATTTGCACCACGTTAAGGAGAACTAAGATGGCAAAACTAAACAAACTAGCAAAAGTAAATGAATCAATTACTATCAATCGTTATGACAATGGTTGGATGGTAGAAGTTGGTGGCCGTGATAGCGACAACGAATGGAAGAACAGTAAGATTGTCTGCAACACAGAAGAAGAAGTTCTTGCTGTAGTTAAAGAGTATAACGCAATGGAACTGGATAACTGATAATGTCAGTTTATCTAATTAAACCGTTACATAAGAAAAGTGTTGTCTACCACGTAGAGATGTTCCGCAAAAATGCGGACGGTTCTATTAGTTGGTTTAATATCGACGAAACTTACCGGTGGGGTCAAGGCTTTGTTGAAGGTGACTTAGACTGCAACCTTCCTTGGGAAGGCGACAATGTTGCTTATGCTCGAGTAGATGCAGGATGGGGTTGCGAATTTGACGATACTATCAGTTGCTGGTTTGAATACAGCGACGACATGTTAGAAGAAGAAAAAGAAGCAATTGAATCAGCATACCACGAAGGTGGTGCAGGTTGGCTATTTGATGGTGAACATGATTGGCAAGAGGAAGATAGTGCTGTTCATATTATTGCACCGTATCAAGTAGATCTATGCGAAGATGACGGCACTATTATAGAAGAAAATGTTAAACTAAAACCCAGGCCAGATCCTAATACATCGTGGCCCTTTAGTGAAGCATTTCCAAAAGACTCAACACAAGGCGGATAATATGAACTCAGTAGATATGGCAACTAACTTAATCAATAGGGCAAAAAACTTACAAGAGTTTGTTGTTACTACTGATGTCCCTGAAAATTTTAGATTCGACGGAGTTATTCCGTTCGACATGGAAATTAAAGAAGGCGAAATTTCAGCTAAGGTATTTGCTGTAGATTTCGACGAAGCTGTGCATAGGTTCAATGATTGGTTGGAGACTTGCAAATGAACGATAAGAAACACCTATATAATGTAAAGTGGACACAAGAGTATCCGCAATATAATTACAACGCAGCAGTTGATGCTTTAACAGAATTGCTAGTTGAAACATACTTAGAGCAAGGATGGTATGACGAGGCTAATGCAGAGTTAGCAAGGATCATGAAGCTATGAAGCTAGTCGATAAATGGTTATACCTTAAAGTGCGTGACATGTGGGATAACAGACACAACTATCAACACTACGAGAAAAATAGTTGGTTAGAGGAGAATCAAAAAATGGCAATCGGAATGGGAACAGCAATGGTAGAACGCGGCCGTGCAGAAGGCGAGGATCGTGTTACATTTGAACTTACTAGCGCAGTGGGTGGACGTATTCTAAATGTTCGCAGATATGACGACCGTAAAGATAGACACGATGCTACAACATACGTAATCCCCAGCGGTGAAGATGTGGGCGCTAGAGTTGCTAAGATTGTTAACTTAGAGTTGTTAAAGTAATGAAAGCACAATCACCAGCTGAAGGTGTTCTACTTCGAAAAGACTACGGCGATGCTAAAATATATAACATCGTTTGCGAGTGTGGGGATTGCGATCATTCGCATGAAGTTTGGGTAGAAGCAGAGGACCACGGAATTACTGTAACAATTTACACCCAACAAAAAACAAAATGGTGGCAACAAAATCGTTGGAAGATTATTTGGACATTGCTAACCAGAGGATACGTTGAGCGTGAATCGGTTCTTATAATGTCCAAACAGCAAGCTCTTAACTATGCAAATGTGTTACAATTAGCAGTTAAAGATGTTGAAGAATTTAGGAAAGTAAAAAATGTCAAAAATTAAAATTGCCGAATTGTTTTATTCAATTCAAGGTGAAGGACGCTACATGGGCGTCCCGTCTGTGTTTCTACGCACGTTCGGATGTAACTTTAAATGCGCAGGCTTTGGTATGCCACGTGGCGAATCTAGTCACGAGGCTACTGACATTGCGGCTACACATACAATGATTGAGTCCTTTCAAAGGTATGAAGACTTGCCTCTAGTCAGCACAGGATGTGACAGCTATGCTAGTTGGCATCCAGACTTTAAAGATCTAAGCCCAATGCTTACAAGCGAAGCAATTACAGATCGCATTATGGAAATTATTCCACATAATGAATGGATTGATGAACATCTAGTCATTACTGGTGGGGAACCATTGCTAGGATGGCAACGTGCTTATCCAGACTTGCTTAACAATAGTAAGATGAAGGCTCTTAAAGAGATTACATTTGAAACAAATGGCACTCAAAAACTTACTCCGGAATTTAAAGAATACCTGAGAAAGTGGAATAGCGAAGTGGGTAAAGAACTTACATTTAGTGTAAGTGCAAAACTTCCAGCAAGTGGTGAGAAGTGGGAAGAAGCTATTTGTCCTGAAGTAGTTTGCGAATACGAACAAGTTGGCACAGCATATCTTAAATTTGTAGTAGCAACCGCAGAAGATATTATCGATGCAGAACGTGCGGTTGAAGAATTTAGAGCGGCAGGATTTAAAGGACATGTCTACCTAATGCCAGTGGGCGGGGTAGAAAGCGTCTACACACTAAACGCAAAGAACGTAGCACTGGCGGCTATGAAGCGTGGCTGGCGGTATAGTGATAGATTGCAAGTGCCGTTGTTTAAAAATGAATGGGGAACTTAATGTTAAAAAAATTCTTTAAAAAGATTACGGGCTTACAAGCATTAGAAGATGCCAAAACAAATGCATTGGAAGAAGCAAGGGTAGCTGTTAAATTGGCAGCTCAATCACAAGCAGAACTCGAAGTTGCTAAGGCAGCAGAGGAGGCAGCTAAACTGAGCCCAAAAGAACGTGCTACTGCCCGGGGGATGCCCTATGTAGCTGTTTTAGATACACACGTAAATGAAGACAATATTCGTAACGGATTCTTTGAGCTTGACTGGAACAATATATTTGTGTTACAATTAATTGAAGCGGGATACGGATTTGAAGGCGATCCCGAAGAAGAAGTTGTAGACAGATGGTTTAGAGATTTGGCTGCTAATATGTTAGCAGGCGATGGCATGGACCCGTCTAGACACAGTGCAGGATTCATTAACGTAGTTCCGTTATCTAAAAATAGATCAGAGGTTTCATGACATATATCTTAGTCGATACAGCTAACACATTTTTTCGTGCTAGACATGTAGTTCAAGGTGCAGCCGATGTTAAACTCGGCATGGCTTTTCATATTACATTTAATAGTATTAAAAAAGCGTGGAATGACTTTGAAGGGAAACATGTAGTGTTCTGTCTCGAAGGTCGTAGCTGGCGCAAGGACTTTTATAAGCCTTACAAAGCTAATCGAAAAGAAGCACGAGATGCGTTAACAGTTAAAGAACAAGAAGAAGATAAATTGTTCTGGGAAGCGTTTGATGAGTTTAAGAACTTTATTAGTGATAAGACAAACGTAACTGTTTTACAACATCCGCAATTAGAAGCTGATGATTTGATTGCAGGCTTTATCCAAATGCATCCTAACTCACAGCATGTGATCGTTAGCACAGACAGCGACTTTCACCAGTTACTAGCATCTAACGTAAGACAGTATAATGGTGTTGCAGATGAAACACATACTATTACTGGCATCTTTGATAAGAAGGGCAAACTAGTTAAAGATAAGAAGACAGGTGAACCTAAAGTTGTTCCTAATCCAGAATGGATTCTGTTTGAGAAGTGTATGCGCGGCGATAGTTCAGACAACGTCTTTAGTGCATATCCCGGTGTCCGCACTAAAGGCACTAAGAACAAAGTAGGCTTAACAGAAGCGTTTGAAGATCGTGCTAAAAAAGGCTACTCTTGGAACAATCTCATGCTTCAGCGTTGGACTGACCATAATGGCGAAGAGCATCGAGTATTAGAAGACTACAATCGAAACGTTACACTAGTTGACTTGGCAGCACAACCTGCCGAGATTAAAACTATTATTCGCGAAACAATTGATGCGTCAGCTATTCCTAAAGAAGTAACACAAGTCGGCATCCGTATGCTTAAATTTTGTAATACTTGGGATATGAAAAAGATTGCAGACAACATCCAATCGTATGCAGAACCGTTCCAGGCAAAATACCCAGAACAAGATGTGACATGGCGCAAACTTACACAGGAAATTTAAAATGACAGAAATTTATGCAAAGCCAATTATTGATGGCAAGTTTTGGATTATAGAGAAAGACGGAACTAAAGTTGGACTACTACATAAAAAAGAGAATAATAAGTTTATGTTAAGTTCAACTGAGGGTGAGGTAATGTTTAATAAGAAAGATGATCTTACTAAACAATTTGGTAAAGAATTCTTTTTAAAGAATACCAAAGTAAAAGTCAGTGCAACAGAAGATGACAAGGAATGTCACGGATTCCCAACAAGTTGCACTCCATATAATGCAATGTATGACGTTAGACGAAAACTTCCGTTGTTTACGAAAAGTGATAAGTCAAAAAGTTTGTATTGCGCAGGTTATTATGTAATTAAATTTGACAAAGGTTGGGTTAAATCTTTTTGTCCTAAGGCAATTACAGTTGAACGTTATCCATTTAAAGGACCGTTTACTAGTGAACTAGAAATGAAGGTAATGTTAGCTAATGCAAAATCAGATTAATTTAACACCTATTCAGCAGTTTATTCAGCAGGTGCGCAGTGCCGAACTTACAGGTGCTAAACAAATTACAATGGACATGCAAAAAGCAAGGTTATTAAATCTTGCCTTGGCCGAGTGCATTGATAAAATGAATCGAGACTGGGAAACGCTGTATCATGCATTAAAACAAAGTGCAAACCCAGCAGTAGTCAGTGTTGAAATGGATGGTGGCGGTTTCCAAGACTCTAAATAAGAGATAAATATATACGTATATTTCTGGACGTATATAATGAGCAGACCAAAACCGAAAGTGTTATTAGAGAACATCAACAAAAAGACTTACAAAGCTGAACAAATTTTGGAAGCCGATGCCATTTGGGCTGTCTTCTATAAGAATGAACCTTTTAATCTAAAGTCATTTAATAGTCTCACAAGTTACCCTGGACCTAAGTATAAGAAAGTTTCTTTTAGTAATCCAGGTCACGCACATAACTTAGCTAAAAAATTAAATCTTACATTTGGTTCACAAGACTTCCAAGTGGTTAAACTCACCCAGGGTGAAATTATAAAATGATAAGCCGAGATACATTGACTAAAATATTTTTAGCACAATGGGGTAAAGGCACTGATGAAACCAACGTGAAACTGTATTCACGTGTATGGTGGCAATCGACAAGAGTAGGCAAACAAAACGCATTTAGATTAAGTGAACAAGGGTTTGAGTTTTTAACTACAGAGCTTGATCTAAAATGCTACGAGATTCCATTTACAGAACAAATTGAATTAAGTCCACAAACTATCGTGTTTTTGGAACGATACGTAGACTGTCCATATTTTTTAACTAGCCAAAGCATTACGGTCTTTTCAGAACGTAAGAGTTTTGAGCTAATGTTATTTTCGGACGACATTAGACGATTTGGACTCATCAAAGCAATGACTGAGCGCCAAAAAGAATTGGACAAGTTAGCTCAAAACTCCTAAAAAACTTGTTGACGAACTGTTGCTTATTGTGTATAATAGCTACATAGACAGCAAATTTTAACGTTTTATTAACCCGGAGTATATATGAGTGAAGTCATTTCCCGCACAGTAGGCCCTAAGGGCGCCAAAAAAAGCCTGCGCAAGGCATTTAAGAATCAACGCCCAGTGTTCCTGTGGGGTCCTCCAGGCATTGGTAAATCCGATATTATTAAGCAATTGGGTGCAGAACTCGACGCACATGTGATCGACGTTCGTTTGTCACTTTGGGAACCTACTGACATTAAAGGCATCCCTTACTTTGATAGCAACTCTGGTAAAATGGTTTGGGCTCCCCCGCTTGAATTGCCCGATGCAGAACTTGCCAAAAAGCATAAACAGATCATCTTGTTCATGGATGAAATGAACAGTGCCGCTCCAAGCGTTCAGGCTGCTGCCTATCAATTGGTTTTGAACCGTCGTGTTGGCACATATCAGTTGCCAGATAACGTTGTAATGGTTGCCGCTGGTAACCGTGAAACTGACAAGGGTGTTACTTATCGTATGCCTGCACCGTTGGCTAACCGTTTCGTTCACTTGGAAATGACTGTTGAGTGGGATGACTATTTTGAG